CCAGCTAGAAAAATTAATTTAGACGATACTGGAAGACTTTCGTATGAGTTTTTTGGTGTACTGTTTGACACTTTTAAACTTCTTTCGCGTTAGTCCTTGTGGGTTTGGCCCTCTTTTAGGAGGTGGGCCACTACGTACACCTCCGCTTAAACCTTTTTCGTTACTTTTAGTCATTTACGTCTTTTGTATCTTCCTTTTGATCTTACTTTCTCTTGACCAAATTTTTTTGAAGTCTTGTAACTTGAACTTAAAATATAATCGTCTGCCATTTGTTCAATTTCTTTTATATCATCAGCTTCTAACTTTTTTTCTGATTTTTTTAATTTTGCTTTTAGATAACTAGCTGCGTTTTTATAAACTTTTTTACCTAATTGATATCTAGACATTATTTTTTCTCAAGTTTCTGTCTCGCTATGTCTAATCTGTCTTCAGACTGGTCATCTTGTTGAGCAAGTCTATCATAATCGTATTCCAGACGTGCTGCAGCTCTTTGATTCTCTTGATCTGCTCTAAATTTAGTTTCTTCAGCTTTTCTTTGAAGATCCATGGCTCTTAAATCAATTTCTTGTTGTTTAATTCTGACTAATGGGTCTTGTTTAGCAGCATTTGCCTGCATCTCTGTCTGTGCCAACTCTTGTGTAATCCTTGCAGCAGCTTTTGCAACCTCTGATTCAAACATAATCTCAAATTGTTGTGGATCTCCTTGAGCCATCTGTTGCATTTGTGGATTTTCCATCATTATTGCTTTCACTTCTGCTTTTGCTTTGAAAGAAATGTGATCTGAAATGTGTGATTGCATCAAAGCGTATACTTGTGGATTAATTTGCACCATACGTGTAGCCATAAATGCCATGTGAGCAGCAATATGAGCATCGTGATCTTGAAATTCAAACGCAGTAAGTAGTTTCATTTGCAAAGCACGTGCATTTTCTTTTGCAGGGTCTAAAGGTTCTGGTTGTTTTGGTGGTGGTTTGAGTAAAGCTTCAATTTGATTAGTGCCCAACGCTTCATAAACACGTCTATACGCTTCATGTATGTTGTGAAGTTGTGGATTTGACTGAGCAATCTGTAATTGTGCTTGTGCAAGTGTAACTCTTTGAGCCATACTCATAATATTTGGATCAGCAACAGGTAAAATATCTACTCTGTTATCAAAATCTAATTGTTTTATTTCTCTTGGCCCACCGTAAACATCATATGGATATACAGGTGGTAAAGATTCTCCACAAATTCTTGCTAAAATTTTAAATTCCAACCTCATTGCATAGTAACAACGCTTATGAACACCACTCATAACACGTGATCCACGCTCCATCATTGCCATCGTAGTGCCGACAGCTCTGTTTTGTGCATCATTACCTATGTTGTTATCAGTAATAGCAGCAAACTTTTGTCCTGCTTGTACTACAAAACCCATAAGGTTGTATAAAGTAGGTGATGGTTCTGTAAATGGTAGATTAAAAAATTGATCTCTGATGTTTCCGCCAGGAGCATCTACATCTCTAAACTCTCCAGGCTGTATAGGTTGGTCATCATCCCTTACTCTCATACCTCTTGACTTAAATCCTGCAGGTAAATTTTTTAAAGTTCCTGCATCTATCAATTGTCTAAGTGCTTGAGTTGCTGCTTGTGATAAGCCACCAATCATATGTGTCAAACCAAAACCATAAAAACCTAAACCAGGTAAAAATTTAAAGTGAACAAAGTATTCTATTCTTTGGAAAGTAATATCGTTTGGTCTGTAGTTTCTATAAATAGATAATACTTCTCCAGATCCTTCATCGATTGTTACAACGTAAGGAATTTTAATTTTTTTTGCTTTGTCATCAAAGTCTTCAAAGTCATCTAAATTTAAATCTACATGCATTTCTAAAATATTGTGCAGATAATCTGATCCTGTGCCTTTGACTCCTTCTAATTCATTTAATTTTTTTTGTACTTGATCTGGTTCACTATTTGAATCTATTAAATCTATGTCTCTGTAACTACCTGCAGCCATTTTTTTTGTGACTTCATTAGCTGTCATTTTGATCACGTGAGTTATTCTCTCACAATCTTTGAGATCAGATGCGTAGTATGGAACAACTAAATCCTCTGCTGGTATAAATTTTGATACGGGTCTATCGAGTAGTGCATCATAATATATTTTTTTAAAAGTAGATCCAGACAATGGAAGATAAAATAACATCTGATCCATGTCTGTTGTGTAGTCTTCCATTTCTTCCATAAGAAGATAATTCATATAATCTTTGACTCTGTCTGCTTGTTGTTCGGTGGCCGGTGTAACTGCACCTACAACCTGGGTTCGAACTGGCCCATCAGATGGAACTAACTCTTTGTATGCTTGTGCTTGGAATTGTGTTACAGACTCAGCTAATAAAGGATGCGTGACACCGGATGCACCTTTAAATGGTTTTGTTACCTCTTGATATTTTGTGCCTAGTAAATCTAAACCTTTAATATATGCGTCTTCCCATTCTTTTCTTGATGTTTTATCTTTCTTGTATTCTTGTATAAGATCCATACCCATATCTTTTAGGGTACGTTCATCCATACCTAATGCTAAATTTGCGTTGAAATCGTCTTGAGGTCTTTCTTCAACAATCTCTTCTCCACCTTCAACTTCTACATCAATTGGAAGACCTTCAGGTTGTTCAACTACTTCTTCTGCTAATTCTTCTGTTACTTTTTCTACTGCCATGATTAATTGTACCTTATTGGTTTAAACATATCCACCACAAGTCCACCTTTAGACTTGTAAGTTTTTTGTGTATTTCTCATTAGTGGAACTACTTTAATGGCATATGCATCAAAATACAAGCGTGGATCCCCTTCTGGAATATTCTTAGTTCCCTTTTCAGGATTCATACCAGTACTACTATGGTATTGGCTTTTAATTTCTTTTCCTTTTAATGGGTGGTCTTTTGGATATTTAAACGTATCATTACCAATTGTTTTATATGGTTTAGTTGGATCTGATAAAGATATTTTTGTTGGCCCTGCTTTTGATCCATAGAATCTTGCATTCTTAGACATGACATCTGGAATAACTGCTTTACCTTTTTTACCAATACCCTTACCGTTTGCGTAACCATAAAATCTTTCATTACCCGCTTTGTATCCTTGTCTGAAACTTACTTTGTCAAACGGGGCAACGGCTACGTAATCAACATTCTCACGTGCAGCTTTCTGCATTAAATATTTTAATGCATGGTCTCCGTAGGAATCTGCTTCAACCATTGGAAAGTAATCTTTTTGATTAGAGTTATAATCTCTTTGAGATGAAATTCTTTTGAGTTTTGTATTTATATCTTTCATAGATGAACTAATTGCATTTACTCTACCAAACTCATTTCTAGCAACAGCATCATCTAAATCTCTAAGCATTTTACCACGTTGGCTAACAAGTAAATTTAATTCTATATCTGCATTAAATGGGTTAAGTCTTTGCTCGCCTGACAATTGCTGGGCTTTAGTCAAACTTTTTGCAATACTCTGGTTTACGTCAGATTGTATTTCATTAATCATAAATACTTTTTTGCCATCAGGTGTGAACCTTGTATCGTATCTTATGTGATAAATATTATTTGCATCACCAATCTCATCTCCAAAGTGTCCACCTTTACTTCTTAAAGATGCATTAGTCGGAATATCTTCTGGTAAAGTGAATATAGTTTCTCTGTAATCTTTACCACCTTGTAATGTGTAATTAGTTTCATTTCCGTATCTTGTTTTTGTAGCCTGCATTGGTCCAACTTTATTATTAATATCACCAATAACTTTGTTTAATGCTTTTTTCTCATCAATAGCTAATTCTTTCTGAACCATTTTTAGAGATTCATTTATATCTTTTAGAGCTGCTCTACTAGGCACACCACTATCTGCTTTTAAATAGTATTGAATTTGATCTAGCTCATATTTTAAATTATCTCTATCTTTGTATTTAACTTGTAAATCTCTTACTGTATTTCTTGCATTCTTTGCTGCTACATCAAATGCTTCTTGTGCAGCTTTATTAACACCAAGCTCTATTGGTTTTAATCTATTAATAGGATTTAATTTTAACATTGCTCCTACTTCATTAGCATCAAGCTTTAGACCAAATTTCTTTGCTGCATATAACAGGCCACCTGTTAGATCTCCTGCTTCATTGAATACTGCTAAATTAGAATCGAATAATTCTTCTTTGGATACACTAACTTCTTTACCGGCAAAGGGTC